CGAAGTTCATGGCGGCCATCGGCCAGAGGATGTCGCGGCGAATAGTGCTGGCGTACTGACGCGCATCCGAGCGGATCAGGCTGAGCTGGCCGCGCTCATGTACGTTACCCAAGGCGTTGGTGTTAGTGCCCTCGCCGGTACCGCTGGTGAGGGTGCCTCCCAGGATCGCCTTGGCCTTGGCACGCTCACACCAGTCCATCATGATTTTGTAGATATCGGCACTGGCGCCCTTACCCGCAGCCTCCATGAATTCGATACTCATACCATCGGGAATGATGCCGGCCGCATCCTTGCCCATGCTGACCACGGCACGCAGCAGCGTGGCTTTCTCTTTGGGAGAGGCATTCTTAGGGAACTTACCCACCCGGGCGGGCAGACCGTATATCTCCAGCAGCTGGGCCAGATCACCCAAGGCATAGTTCTGGAACAGGTAGGGCCAAACCAGCATACGGTGCAGGCCCATGCGGGCCACATAACCACCCTTGGCACGATGCCGGTGTTGCACCCAGCCCAGTGGCCACAGCTCGGTACCTGTCGCACTGTGATCGCGCAGGGTGAGCTGGTTTTGGTCATCAGGGTGCAAGCGGAACCAACTGTGCGGGCACAATTCGGGCTGCTCGATGTAGCGCAGAGACCCATCACGGGACCAGGGCAGTGACAGGTTGCTCCAGCCATGGCCGATGCCTTCGCCCAAATCAAGGATCAGGTCTTCCACCTCCAGCCCACTGAACACTTCAATGGCATGGTCTGTCGCCTTGCGCTCTTCTGAGGTCGCGTTGTCTGGCGGGACAATCTGCCATTCACGCTCGGCAGCCAGCTGACGACGCTTGCCCAAGTCGGCACCGATCTGGGCGTCTTTCTCTTCCATGTCATCGAACAGCTCGTGCTGGGCCTTGATGTCACCCTGTTCAGCCGCTTCGAGGATCTCGTACAACTTGGCGGGGGTCAGCCCCTTGCTGGGATGGTCAGCAAATTCGCGCTTTAATTGGCCAATGGCACCACGCCCAGCACCGTCATCATCGGTTTGCTGTTCGTCCAGGGCTTGGGTGTCGGCGCGGAACAGGCGGCGCACCAGAGTGCGGACATTTACCATGCACCACCTCCAAAGTCAGTTGAGTAGTCGTCGTCATCGTCGATGCGGGCAGTGCCGCCACGGGGTACAGGAATAAAGTCGATCACGGTGGTATCGGAAAGGCTGGCGGCATGTGCCAAACAGAGCGCGATAGCGGCATCGCCATGGCGGTCCTTGCTGTTGCCGGTTTTGGTATCAGGTAATTTGGGAACGCCCTTGATCACCTGCAGGGCACCCAGATCTGAGGCCACATCCTTGTCTCGGGGGATAGCGATACCGTCATCTTCAAACGCCGCTTTGAAGCGGGGCATATTCTCCAGATACCAGCTCTGGGAAAGCATCACCGCTTCGATCCGGCCTGCGCCATACCTGTCCACCGCCTGCTCGGCCAGATATTGGCCATTGCCTCGGGCATCCAGCTTGCCGGCACTGAGACGCGGTAAGCGATCCACCACGTAGAAGAGCACCTGCTCCTGCTGCTTGAACGGTACATTGCGCAGTTCGACCAAGAAGGGAACGACTCGCCTGAGCTGCTGGGTGATAGCCATCGGTGTGATAACGGTGAGGTCGGCGGTACGCCCAAAGTCTTCACCGAAGCAGTGCTCCAGGGTCGGGTCCAACAGCTCCAGCAACGGCAGCAACTCACGATGGCACCAGTCGTTCATCTCGGCTGCACGCAGATGCTCCGGCCAGGCGTTGAAAGCAGCACTGCCTTCAAATCGGATGACAGGGACATCCACCATACGTGCCTCAATCAACGCTCGGGACAGGTACGCCCCGCCGCCCTGCTTGGGTACGCAGTAGTACTCCTCCAGCGCGTCCTCTTCGGTGGCGGTGTCTTTCAGCAGGCCCGCTTTCCACTCGTCCTCAGCGGCTTGCGTCCACTCCTTGCGGGTTATTTGGCATATGCGGCGGTACAGGCCTTCGGCACAGGCATCATCCAGCGTTATGGTGTGGACGCTATAACGCTTGCGGCCCGCAAGGCTGTCCTGAATTAGCTGGTTAAACAGGTTGTCGATGCCGTTATGGGTGCTGATCAGGCGCACCTTGGCGCCCCACATGGTAAGGGCCAGTGCGGCCTTGAGCACTTCGGCCAAGCGGTCTTGGAAGGCGGCTTCGTCGATGGTGACGTTGCCCTGCATACCACGCAGGTTGCTGGGGTTGGAGCTGAGTGCCTGCACCTTGAAGCCGGAAGCGAAATAGACAACAAAAGTTAATATGTCCTTGTCGTCATCCTCCAGCACTTCTTCCTGGATCTCGCCTGCGGCACGGTCGAAAGCCTTGGCCCACATAGCCACGGCTTCGATGAACTCCCGCGCCATCTCCTTGTTGCTGCCCACATAGAAGTGGTTGGTGCCGCCATCCCTTTTAGTGGTACTGGCACAGAGGCAAGCATCGGCCGCTTCCGCCCAAGTAAGCCCTGTTCGACGGCTTTTTTGACCGATTTTGAGCGGGGAGTCGTCGGCGATCCAGCGCTTTTGGTAGCCCAGCAGCACTTCATCGGCGCTGAACTGCTGGATGTCAGCAAGGCCTGCGGCTACGGCTTCAGCGATGGCGGATTGTTGGAGGTTCATACCAGCCCCTCAGCATCAACCGTTACACTGAAGTGTCCATCCCACTCATGGCGCTTGGTCTCTTCGTACCGCTCTTTCAGCTCCCGCGTAAAAGCATCCATCATCACATCAAATGTCGGGTAGTAGGTTTTGCCATCATCTGTTGTAACGATGAGACCATTATTGATTTTCTCGACCTGGTAGGTAGCCATCACGCCCCTCTCATTTCCCAAGCGCACCATACGGCATTAAACAAGGCCGCAACCGCGAACGGGTAATGGCCTGCAAAGGTACTGGTCAACACACACCACATCAGACCTGCGCCAACAGCGTGATAAAAGTAAGTCATCACGCAATCCCCAGTATCTGTGCCTTGATCTGCGCCACGCTGTCGGCGGTCAGGCCCTGCTGTTTGGCGGCTTCGTCCACGGCGGTGGCGGCCTCTTCGGCCATCTGGCGACGGATCTCGCGTTCGCGTTTCTCGTTGGTGCTGGCTGCCTCTTCCAGGTGCTTGATCGCCAGGGACAGCTCCTTCAGCAGCTTCGGGTGCGGCGGTTCGGCGTCTTCCGACATCTGCAGAGCGGTTTCAAATGCCATGGTGCGGGTGAATTCGTTGAGCAGCTTGCCCACCTGCCCCTGGGGCTGGTTGCCCAGTTTGCCGATCCACATATCAGCGATCTGGCGCGACTGGCGCATCTTCTCGCCGATGGCGTCCATGCGCTGGCTATAGCGGTTGACTGCGCTTTTGCTCAGGCGGATCTCGTGCGCTTCCGCTTCCAGCAAGGCGTTGACCTTCTGGGTGGCTTCCAGCTGGTTAACGGTCGGATCACGCAGCAGCTCATGCAGGGCGTCGCGGATCTCGGCGGGTAGCAGGTCTATTGAGGATTTACGCGCCATCTTCTTTCTCCATCGATTGCATGTACTCCTCACGAATACGCTGAACAGCCTTCTGGAATTCGCGGTCTGCTTGGGCGCTTTCGGGGTCTTTCTTCCGCATGTATTTCTGAAAGCCCTTCATCCCCTCAATGTTTGCCTCTATGTCGCCGTATACAAACCAGCGGGCAAACGCAGCGATCACTTTCTTCTGGGCGGCCGTTAAGGGTTTAAGTGCCATATCAAGCCCCCGGCCCCGGTCGTTTCACGCCGGGTACTTGGGCACGGCCGTTGGCCACATCCAGCCCGCGTTGGGTCAGGGTTACCACCAGCACGGAGTTCATTTCCTCCACTTTCACCAGATCCTGTTCGGCCAGCCAGACAAGGTCGGTATGCAGGCGGTCACGGCTGACGTTGTGTCCGTAGAGTTCAATGCCGCGCTGCAGGATGGAGGAGTTGGCGCGGTAGTCGGAGTCCTCGGCCAGCAGGCGCAGGATCACCAGGCGGCGGTCTTCCTGTTCAAATTGTGCGAATGCCATCTCAGGCCCCCTTGTTGTTCATCAGGTAATCGTGAACCCGGTCCACGGTGTTGGTAACGCGGTCGAGCTTGCTGTCCAGCCCGGCGAACTGGCTGCGCAGCTGGGCAATATCGTCGTGGGTCGGGCTGTGGCGCAGGTGTTCTTCTGCGGTGATCAAACGGCGTTCCAGCATCTCCTGACGGTCGGCCATCTGCTTGATCAGGTTGCGGTTGTCGCTGCGGCCGCGGTCGATCCAGACGAAGATCATCACGCCGATGGTGAAGATCCACTGGATCACGTCGAGCCAGAACTTCATTGCGTCGTAATCAGCCATGCCGCCCCCTGCGCTCGTGGATCTGCTGGCAACTGATACAGCGGGCGGCGTTAGGCTTGGCCTTCAGACGCGCAGGCTGTACCGGCTCGTCGCAGTCGATGCAGATCACCACCCCCGCCACCACCTGTTGCTCTGGCTCGGGGCGCAGGCCCGCCCGGTAGCGGGCTTCGGCCTCCTGCTGGTTTTGCAGCTCACGCGCCTGGGCGCGGTCGTAGATATCAGTCATGTCGCGTTCCTTGTGTCGCCTGCAGGTAATCAATCAGGCTGCTGAGCTGAGCTTCTATGGCCTGA